CAAATATAGTTGCAGCCTTCGACTTAAATTCTTCCGATAAATCCTCGTCTTTGACTAAAGCGTCAACATCAGCTGAAACATCAATAGTTTCATCTTCAGTTTCTTCTTTTTTGTAAGAAGCTTTCTTCATCATCATTTCGTCTTTAGAATTTTCATCTTCAGATTTATCTTCTGATTTTTCTGCTTCTTTTTCGTCTTTAGACGCTTCTTTGATTTCCTCGGAACCTTCTTCAACAGTTTCGTCTTGCTCTTCTTTTAATTTTGGCATTGCGTCAGCAGCACCAGCATTTTTTTGTTGAGCGTCACCTGAAACTGGCTTAACTTTTTTTGTTGCGTCTGGATTAGAATCTGTAGGTTTAGTTACCGCTGTTCCTAAATCCTCCGCCTCATTGCTAAGGTGAGTAGGTTCAGCCGCTACAGCATTCTTTTTCGGAGCGTCAGCTTGTGGGTTAGCACTCGCTTCAGTCACTTCTTTTTCCAACGCCTCAATCTTTGTTTCTGTTTCGGCCATTTGAGAAATCTCCTCTATTTTTTAATTAATTAAAAAACTCTCGTTTTTTGTACAATTATATTTATAAAACTAAAGTTTTTTAAGAAACGATTCAAAGACATTTAGTTTAACTTCATCTAATTTTCTCTGTTTCGCCTCTCTGATTTGTTGCTTCCAGAGTTCTAAATCTCTTTCCACAAGTTTACCGTTGTCCCATACCCACTCTTTACTCTCCATAATTCCTTCTACGAAAGCGTCCGGAGCGCTTGGGTCTGCAACAATATCAGCCGCCGTTGCAAGGTAAAAATCATCTTTTACATAGTTTGCACCGTTACGCTGAATTATTGACTCCATACCTCGACTTGAAACGCCTAATTGAGCGCCCTCATCTATAAGACCTTTTACAATCTTACCGTATGGTGTGTCCATAATCTTTGCCTCACCTACAAAATTTTTACCATCTGGTGCTAAAGAAGTTATCATATGTGATACTCTTTCCAGATTTACTGTTGGTCCGTCAGGATGTCCTAACTCACCAAAGGCTCTTTTTTTGTTGATGAATTCTCTATTGTATCTACTCACTTCCTGTTCCAAAATTTCTTTTGGATACACTCTTCCATTTCTATTCTTCAAATCTGATTGAAGAAAGATACCTCTAATTTTATATGCTTTTTTACCGTTGTTTTCTTCAACAAGGTATTCTGCGTTTTGAATTTCTTCCGATATTAGCTTCATGTGTTCTCTCTTTGTACTAACTATTTATAAGGATTTTTACCTAAACTCTACAATTATTGTGTAATTGTCACCGTCTGCAAAGTTTTTAGTAGATAATAGTACATCTCCTGTTGGTGTTCCTGCGTTGTTTGATATTTCATTACCACTTGGTCTTAAATCAATATGACCATTTCCTGACAACATAACTGCTGTTGCATTTGTAGTACCGTCCCACAATAATTCAACTGCTGATTTATTATTGGCAGTATTAATAGAGTACCATATTTTACTAATCTTTCTATCGCCGTCTTCGGTCATAAAAGTTAATTCAGAAGCGTCAACTTTTTTCACTAAAGTTTCGCCAGTTCCGTCTGACAAATTAGTTAGTTTAGCTGTAAACTTAACTCCTGAAGTATCTGCTATTGTTTGTGTTGTTACTACATCCGCCATTACTTGTATCCCGCCTCTTTTTGTGTTTCAATTACAAGATTATATTTTGTAATCGTATCATCACTATTTAAAAATATATCACCAATGGGGTCTTGTATTTTAATCTCATCTGGTTTTAGTCCCCAATTTCCTCTTCCAGATATTATTACTTTTTTTTCTGTATCATTCTTAAAAAAGACTGTTACATTACCTGTGCCTAATATCTCATACTGCATATTTGCAATAGAAACTTTTGGCTCACTACTTGCATTATTACTTCCGACTACATCAACAAGTTTTTGCTGAAACTCACCACCAATGCCGTTAGAATTAGTAATAATTTTTAAGTTATCATCTACTAACTTGGTTGTGGTAATAGTCATTATTATCCTCTAGGCGAACCAACAGCACTTGCTTTTGATGTAGGGCAAGTAATTTTGTCGGTAGTGCCTTTTTCTATAATTACAGTATCGCCATCTTCCAAGTAGAATTTTCCTAATTCTGTAGTGCCATCTGATTCGAAAACTGTTCCTGTTGTATCACCAGTAGCAGTTACTCTAACAAAATGAGCTTTACTAAAATCATTCGTACTTGCGTTTGTAACGACATCTCCCTTAACTATAAAAGTCTGTGCCATTTTATTCTCCTAATTGTTCTTCTAGTTCTCTATCAAAATAATCATAGAGAGCTTTAGTGTTAATATTATAATGTTCGGCAGCCTTATCTACGGCACCTTCAAAAGTATTAATTATATCGTCTGTACTATCTTTGATATTCTCAAAGATTTCTTTTATTGCGTCTTTCATCAAAGGACTTAAAGACTTAAAAGAGTCCGAGTCGATATATAAATCTCTTTCAACAATATTACTGAGCTTCAGTTTCGCCATTACCTGCAATCTCTATCTCAGCTTTACCATCATTTGCGTCTGTTTGTAATTGACCATCTTGTGTAAATGTACCAACATCAGCGATTTCTGGTTTTGGGTCACTAATAGGGTCTGCTTCAACTTTTCCATTGAATAAATTAGCCGCTAACTCTTGTCTTTTAGCGTCTAGGGCGTCACCCATTTTATCTCTTAATGCACTTTTAAATGCTTCGCCGGCGTCTGCATTATTACCAGCTTCTAAATTGTCAATAAATGCTTTTGTATTCTCTGACATAATTTATCTCCTATAAAGTTGTATCTGTAACATCTGCTTGAGGTGCTGAAATAATACCGTCATCAATTTCTTTTTTGATTTGATTATCAATATCTTCAATCTCTCTCTCGTTTTGTTTCAGAATGTTTTTTCTCACATATTGTACTGAATAAAACTTACCAATATAATCACGCATTTCATTTGCTAAAGCTAATCGCTCTCTCATCATTTCAGTATGTTTTAATTCTGCAAAGTGACCGTCTTGTAAAAAGTCATATGTAATACTTTCTTTAACTGACTGCCAATCTTCTTCATTAATAATACCTTTTAAAACTAATTGTGTTCTTAAAATATCATTAAATAATTCAGTAAATTTCTTTCTTAATCTTTGTACAAATTTTGTAAATTTAAGTTCATCTCTAGTAATTTCTGAGGCTCTACCCATATTAAAACCAGCATTACTTTCTAATCTACTAACAGGTACATTTAAAGAACGATAAAGTTTACTTCTAAAGTATTCTATATCGTTAATTTCTCCTAGATTTTGACCGCCAGGCAAAGTGCTAATATCAGTACCTCTTCCACCTTCTCTACTCGGTAACCAAAAATCTTCCAACATTGACATATAATTTCTGTCATCTCTGATTTCTCCTGTTGAGGCGTCATAAACAAGTTTATTTCTATATCTTGCCATAACATCTCGTAAGTATTGTTCAGCTTTTACTTTAGGTAAATTACCTACATCAATTTTAAATATTCTTCTTTCAGGTGCCCTTGCAATTCTGTAAATAACAGTTGCGTCTTCAATCATTCTTAATTGATTGACAGGCTTAATTGCTTTGTGCATATAAGATAAGACCATATTTTTAGTCTGGTCAATTAATCCTGATGGACAATAAGCAATTGTGTCTGGTGCAATTTTAATACCACCAGATGTAGAGTTGATTACACCTTTTTCATTGAATAGATAATATTCAACAAACTCATCAACTACTGAAAGCATATTAGGACCTGTAACTCCTTCAGGTCTTTTCTTTCTTACTTCTCTAATTCTTTTTATTTTACGAGGGTCAAGGTATTTTAATTCTGTAATACCTTTTGTAGTAGCATTTCTATCAATAATCTTTTGATAAAAAATTCTACCATCTACATACCATCTTCTAAAGATGTCATGCCCTTTAGTGTTAAACTGCATAAGTCGTAACACTTCTTTAAATTCATTCTCAATTTTTCTTCTAACATCTTTACCGTAAGGTAAATTATCTACATTCACTCTTACAGCTTCTTTCATTTCATTAGCCACAATTGCTTCATTGACAATATCTTCGATTGCCAAGTCGCACTCGGGGTGTAATGAGATTTCTCTATATCTTCGTATAAGGTCAGCT